AGACCAAGACCCAGACCTAGACCTAGACCAAGACCAAGACCTAGACCCAGACCTAGACCCAGACCAAGTCCTATAATTACTAGATCGAATCTTGATCACTTCAAAATGCCGAAACTCTCAATTGCAGACAATGAAACATACCAATCACTTGGCAACGATTGTGCATCCTTCCAGTTCTTTTCAGTAAAGGATCCAGTTTCATAGACAATTGCAGCATCTTCCAGCAAAACACAGGTATCATTAACACCCACGAGTTTGCCAGTGTAAATATAATTTACACAAAACAAAGTAACCCGTTCACCCATCAACTTCACAAGACCTTCACCTTCAACTTCAGTAATAATTTTTTTCATGATAATTTTCCTTTAATTTAACCGCAAATAGTATATTCAGCTAGATTTTTCCAGTTATCACCAGCACCTTTTCTAATCTTAATTACTTGAATTAGGGTTCTTAATGATAATTCCTTAACTTTATTCTGAATTGATTGAATTAATTCAATTGCTTCCTTTTTTATATTTTCGGAGTATTCAGTCATAAAATCGGATTGATTTAGGATATATTTCATCCTTTCAATTTTTTGTTCGGTAGTCATTGTTAAATCAACTACCATACTTCTAGTAATTATTGCTTGATCCAATTGAACCGAGGACATATTACTAATAAAAATTATACGTCCTTTAAATTCAAATGATGTAGGCAAATCTTCATCACGCATATCCGCACGCCAACTAATAATCCTCTTATCATAAGAATCCAATGCAGCCTTCAAAAGATTCAATGATACTGGATCCTTTAATACCGAATCACAATCATCAAATACAATAACTCCTTTCCGATATTCATATAAAGTCCTATATAAACCTTTGGGTGTAGAATATCCCTTTATAACTACAAAAGATTTTTTTGTATTAATCAATTCCCCAATCTGAAAATCCTCTAATGCAGATAAATCACTATAATTGCATTGTTTTAGTGCATTTAAAACATTAAAGGTTTTCCCTAGACCACCAGGTCCAGTTACAATAATGGATGATTGTTCATTATTGGCTAACATTTTAACCATATCACCAACAAACTGAAATCGTTCATTGATGGTGAATCGTGATTCAGGAATATTTGAAACAGGAACAATAGCCTGTTTAATCATATAATTCTTGGTTTTCCGAAATCCAGATCGAGGTATACCACGTGGCATTTAAAACACTCCAAATCAATTATTCAGACTATATTATACCAAATAATTAACTATTTGTCAAGTGGTCAATTCATTATATTTAGTGACTTTTACTGGACCAGGCTTCCTAATCTCACGTTTCCGGGCACTTGGACCTTGAAGTTTCAATAACTTTTGTTGCAATTTTTCAATTCGTGCCGCTTTACGTAAGGCACGTGCTTCCTTCTTTTTCTGCAAATCCAATTGCTTTTGGACCTTATTTGAGGTTCGTACCTTTACAATTTGACTTTTAACCTGAACCAACAATCCACGCAATTCCTTAATATCCATATTCTCAATATTCATAATATTATCCTAATCTAAATACATTAAACAAAATGCTACCAAAATCAAAAATCCAACAAACATACCCATACAAAAGAATTTCATGAAATTCTCCACTAAGCTAGATCAATCTGAACATCCACACGTACACTTTCCATCTTATCATTATAGACAGTCACACCAGATCCAAAACCACTGACTTTTTTACCATTAAAAAGATCTTTGGCGAGACTAGCCATTGCACATGTAACCGCATTACGATGGCTCCGAGTGCAAATATTATCAATATCCTGAACTCGCATATACATACCAAATCCATCAACCATCACACGAATTTTCTGAGAATTCTTAACACCTGCATACAAAACCTTAGTTCTCATATCAATCTCCAAATCAATTATTCAGACTACATTATACCAAATAATTACCTATTTGTCAAGTGGTACCTAACTTATTGATTTTATTGACTTTTTTCAAAAGTTCCTGTAGTATTACAGGTCACCCTTGTTGTGTATGGAAATTTCCATCGGGATATCCTTCTGAAAGCTATGCGCCAGACGTACACAGGTACACATATCAGTCACAAGACCCTTTCGTGCAGCCTTCATTGCTTGCTCCAGATAATCCGTCATTAAACGTACCGAAGTATTGCTGTGGTGCCGAACTTGGCTTAATTTGTTTAATTTCTTCATTTGAGATATAATATTATGCAGCTTGTTTTTTAAAATAGCCGTACGGTAACTCATTGAGTAAACAGAAGTATTCCCAATCCCCATTCGCTTCGGAAGCATCAATAAGCCACTGGAGAGCTGTCTGCCGATCCTTCGCACCGACCTTGATTACATTCTGTACGGTCTGCTCGAACGTAGCAGCAGCTTTGGCTTGTGCAGTCTGCTCACGCTCGATCTCCTCTGCTAACACCTTACTCAAACGATCAAGATCATTACGTGCTTCCTCAACAGAATCAGCACGATACCAGCGAGCCTTGACACCGTAAACGTCCTTGTATAGTTCACAGTATATCTCCTCAAGTTTCTGCAATTCGGTTAGCGATTCGTTCATTACATTCACTATTACAATCAATTATTCAGACTACATTATACCAAATAATTACCTATTTGTCAAGTAGTCGCTAACTTATTGAAATACAAGACTTTTACATACATCACCACATCGTGGACATTTAAATGTCATTGTATCATAACCCTGTATATCTTCCTCGATATTCAGGAATTCCACCTCGCTAACATAGAATTCGGTCGGATATCCATCACTGTCCGAACATTTACACCGAACAAAACATTCTTTGTTCATTGCTACTTCCATGCCTTTTCTTGAGATTCTTTCCAGGTTTTCTCGATCCATTTAAGCCATTCTTTGCGGGTCATCATAATAATCAATCCTTAACAGTAATAACTTCAGTATGATCCAGTATTACACGTGTAGTGGATTCAGTGCGCCACTTCAATTGAATGGGTTTATCCAGAACTACAGTGTGTTTTACACGACCACCATATGCAACACGTGACAATTCAACCTTACCTGATACAGGAACTTCACAGTAAGTACCAGTCACAGTCATTCCTTCAAGATTCCACATATCAATACTCAATCAATTATTCAGAATACATTATACCAAATAATTACCTATTTGTCAAGTGATCACTAACTTATTGATTTTATTGACTTTTTTGGTACCAAAATTAGCATTAATTTCTATGGTTTAATAGTATAATTTGGTATTAATTGTATATAATCGGTGGCAATCCTAAGGATTTCATCGATCATTACTGCCGAATACAAGGAGCAATAATACAAAAATTATAAGTGAAAGTACAACATAATTGAGGTTTTCCATATTTGTTTCCCAAAATAAAAAAAGATTACAATTAAGGTTCCATTGGTTTCATTGAATGGTACCTATAGGTTCCGGTGGTTTCATTGAATGGTACCTATAGGTTTCGGTGGTTTTTGGTATTTTATTTTAATTTTTTGTGGATATCTATTATATCAAATAATTGTTTATTTGTCAAGTGGTAAATAAGCGAATACTACCAGGTAATATTATCATCATCATCATCAAAGGATGGTATATTTATGGCATAGTCATCTGGTTTGAGAATATATTGGTTATTTTGTAATTTGGATTTATTAATTTTTTTATTTTTATTGGTATTAACAATGGATTTTAAAGTTGAGATACCTTGGGGTGTTTTAAAGAATTCTTTTTGTTTAATGGATTTAATTTGGTTTAGGGTATCATATTTGGTATGTGAATAATTTCTATGGTTTCCGCATGATCTTGAGCAATATTGTCCTCGTTTTCTGAAGGGTTTATTGCAATATAGGCAATTTTTTAGGCGGTAGACATTAGGCATTCAAGCGATGAATATGGTGGTGGTATTGAGGAATGATTTTGCGTATAGGATGGCATCTGCTTTGGCTACTGAATCTGGGTAATTTTGGTGGATTACAAAGGTTTTGGATAATTTCCAGAATAGTAATTTTTTGTGGTAGACTGCATATGTTTGGTGGAAGGGATTATAAATTACTTTAACTTTTTTCATGGTGGAGTGTCTCATTATGGATATTTTATACAAGTATTTTTACTTATACAGGTTGGGATCATATCTGTGGTACAGGTACAGAATACGGTTGATGATTTATTGGTTTGGATATTGGTTATTTCTGGAATAATTTCTGCGCCCAATTCTAGTTTTAGGTCATGGATAAAGGAATCTATTTCGGTTTGGATATAATCATCGGGTAATCGTTCGCGGTTTAAATTTATCAATAAATTGGCTAGTCTATTCATTATGATTGTAAGCCTTTTACATGGGTTGAGTCATTACCTGATACGAATGTTGCTACGAAACCATTTAAATTAATTGATTTACCTCCTGCTCCTGCGGCTCCACCTGTTTCAGAAAAATATAATGGTGTGGATACACCAGCACTGCCTGCTGTTCCCCAAGTACCGCCATTTCCACCATCTCCACCAGTAATATAATTGGGTGTAGGATAATTAATCGGATCATTATCATCATAAAAATAGTTTGAGGCTTCTGTTCCTCCTGTTCCTGCTCCACTAAAAGTTCCTGAAGTTCCTGGACCTGCATTGCCTGGAGGACTAGCTGGATTATCATAACTATAATTTACATAAAAATAGCGATTTGGCAGGGACGCAGGACGCCATGGATCCTCCGGTGGGTAATAATAATTACTTAGACTAAGCCCACCTGTACCACCACTTGTTGGATCAAAACTTTGACCTCCTCCACCACCGCCACCACCTGAGGCCCATTCGTAAATGTAATAATAAGTTGCTTGGGAACTACCACCACCTCCTCCACCACCGCCACCGTAAATATAACCGTTAGCATTAGTTATTGATACATCAAGTGTAAGATTTAATGCAGGTCCACCAGCACTTCCAGACTGTCCATTATAATCAAAAACTGATATAAGAGAAGCGCCAGCACCTCCGGCTCCACCTTTACCAATAATATAACCATTATTAATAATAGTTACAGTTGATGTTGCTGGCCATCCTGCACCTGTATCAAAACCTGCATTAGATGTGTTTGTAGAATATACGTGGACTCCTGAATCTATTGTTATGGTAATATCAGCGGGCATATTAAAATATGATGATCCATATAGTCCTACTAGATGATTATATAAATTGAAATCTGCTACATCGGATGTTAATGTAAGTGCATTATTATTTCTATTGGATGCGTATGTTCCGAAGAAATCACTTACTTTAATAGTACCGGATGTAGGAATTGTTGCAGTACCTGCGTGTGAAGTAACATAACTTCCTCCTCTATAATATTCAGAAAAGGTTATAGGATTACTTCCTCCGAATTCAGTTTGGATTTCCGAAAATTCTACATTTGAAGTGCTTATTGTCATTTATATACCTTTATAATAACTTTACAAATATTTTATATTTATGCTAACGGAGGATATTCATTGTAATGAATCTGTAATTAAAATAAAATTTATAAAATCAATTGCTAATTTTTCGTCATGGAAATATTGTGTTAAAACGGTTCCTGTTTTTAGGGATATACAAAAAACCAATATATTTGTACTATTATATGTTGAAAATTTTATTAACCATCCTTTTTGGATAATTTGTTTAAAACTTTTAAAATTTGAAGAAATTTTCTTGAAAGAAAATGTTTTCTCTGATTGTTTTTTTGACATTTTTTCCTGAATATTCAATAACAGATTTAATATTATCTAAGTATATATTCATTGGATTTTTTGATAATTTTGAGAATGAATCAAGAAAAAATATAGAATTTTTTGTTTGGATATCGGTAAAATCTTCAAGAAATTGTTTAATATTTTCCATTTTGGAACTCCTTTTTGATTAGGATACGTGCTTCAATATAGGAATTAATGATATTTTTTAAAAAATGTTTAATTGTTTTCAATTTAGATACCTTTATGTTGTTGATAGAATATACTACTATTTATAATATTTATGTGCAGTGCAACATAAAAATTTATTGGGAGGGTATTAATCCTTTATTTTGGCAAGCTATAATAAAGTTTTTTGTAAGGGAACTTCTGATAATATCATCTGGGGTAAAATTTATTTCACTGAATTCGGGCATGGTTCTGGCTACATCTAGGAATTTGGATAGGCCTGAGGTATCATTTTTATTTTTTATAAGATCATTTTGGAACAGGTCACCGCAAATTATTATTTTTGATCTATAGCCGACTCTGGTCATTACTGCGGATAGTTCCATCCAGGAGAGGTTGGCTGCTTCATCGACTATTAGGATTGCATCATCAAATGTTCTGCCTCTGATAGCGGTAGTGGATATAAAATCTATATGGGATTGTTCACATAATCTTTGCCATGCATCTTTTCTGGAGAATAATGTTTTACAAATATCGATATAAGGAGTTTCATACATTGCCATTTTTTCTTCGAGTGTACCTGGTACAAATCCTTGGTCTCTAACTTGGACAGCGGAACGTATTATAACAACTTTTTCGAAGCTATTTGCTTTATCTAATACTTCTTCTAAACTTTTCAATAATGCTAAAAATGTTTTACCTACGCCTGGGCTTCCTAGAAGTGCAATAAAATAATCACCTCGTTTATACAATTCGAAGAATTTTTTTTGGTTATTTGTTAAGGGATCAAATGTTTGTAAATCATCTATTTTTATTTTTAGGTGTACATTTCCTTTAGGAGTACTAATTGATTCTGTTTTTTTAGTCATAATTTACCTTTTACATGAGATTTGTGTATTTTGCAGCTACACCAAGAATTATACCAATCATCTGATAATAGACATTTATTTTTAAATATTTCCCATGTTTCCATATATGAACATGTGGCTCTTGTTTTGCATAGATGGAGAATTATTCTTGTAAAATTTTCTTTTCCAAATTTTTTTATATCATTTTTAAGTTCATCTGATGATGACCAATAATTTTCCCAATCGCTAGGTTTACGAATTTTTTTTCGTTTACCTTTAATTTGTTTTGTTGATGCTTTGGAAAAATATTTACGCCCTATATACGATTTATTTGTAAGATTATTACGGATAATATAAACGAATCCATAATAACCTTCTGTTTGATCGGCTGTAAATGGTACTAAATTATAAATCCACAATTAACAACTCTCATCTTGTTCATTTTCATCAACTATTATGTATTCAGCACAAAAAGGACAAAATTGTGGATCAGATTCACAATCTATTTCATCATATATTATTTTGAATTTCGAATCACATTCATCACATATATGTTTTAATATCATGCCCAGACATCCTCCCATGTACCAGATAATGCGGCTTTTGCATAATCTGTTGATCTATTTTCGAAAAAATTTGTGTGCCCTGGAGCATTTAACATAGTTTCTACCCAGAGCAATGGATTTCGTTTAACTTTGAATATACCTTTCAAACCCATAGAAATTAATCTTCTATCAGCAATATATCTAATATATTGTTTAACATCTTCGGATGTTAGATTCTGCATTGGACCTTGTTGAAATGCTAAATCAATAAACTTATCTTCTAATTCAACCATTTTGTCGGCAATTGTATAAATTTCTGTTTTAAGTTTATCATTCCAAATTTCTTTATTTTCTTCAATATAAGTTCGGAATAACTTAATCATTCCTTCACAATGTTGTGTTTCATCAACAATTGACCATAGAATAATTTGACCCATTCCTTTCATAATACCATTACGTGGAAAATTAAGTAACATAATAAAAGAACTAAACAATTGCATTCCTTCAGTAAATGCTGAAAAAGCGGCAATATTTGTTGCAATTGATTCTGATGTTTGTTTTTTCAATGATAGATTCATAAAGTATTCATGTTTATCTTTCATTGCTTGATATTCAAGAAATTCATTATATGTTGTATCTGGCATACCTAATGTTTCAATCAAATGTGAATATGCAGCAATATGAAATGCTTCACGTGCAGCAAAACCCATTAACATCATACGAACTTCTGGTTGTGGAAAATATGGTAGATAATTCTTTACATAACCACCTGCAACATCAATATCACCTTGTGTAAAGAATCTGAAAATGTGTGTAAGAAAATGTTTTTGTTCTTTTGTTAGTTTATTTTTCCAATCTTTTACATCTTCAAGCATTGGAACTTCAGTGTGAAGCCAATGACTTTGTTCATGATTTAACCATGCATCATATGCCCATGGATAATTGAATGGGCGAAAATAATTTCTTTCTTCTACAAGTTTTTCTTTTGCTTTTTTTATCATTTCATTTCCTGTTCTATTATATGTATAATTGTATCTGTGATACGTATTTCACGTTGTACCAAATTCATTCTTTCTTGTAACATTTCCATTTGTTGCTTATAGTATTCCAACTCTTGTTGTTTTAATCTTTTAGATTCATATATTTCTTTTAAAAAGATTATTGTTCCCATTATTCACATGCAAGACAAATACCATCATCTGTTGCTAATGCTTTCAAATCTATTTCCTCAATTACTTTTCTCTCTATTTTTTTGGATACTTTATCTGCTTTACCAATTTTCTCGGAACGACAATAATAAAGCGTTTTTAAATGAGATTTCCATGCTTGAAAGTGAACTGCATGTATATATTTGATATTGGCATCAGGTCTAAAAAATAAATTTAATGATTGAGATTGATCAATATATTCCTGTCTATGTGATGCATGATCAACAATCCATCTTTGATCAATTTCCATACTTGTTTTGAATACAAGTTTTTCATCTTCCGTTAAAATATCAAGATGTTGACAAGAACCATCATTTGCAATGATACTTGACCAAATATCAGTTAATTCTTGTTCATCTTTTACTTTTTTGCGTAGAATAGAATCAAGAAATTTATTTTTTGTTAATGATGCACCAGATAATGTATCTTGTCTATATGCATTGGCTCGGTATGGTTCTATGGAAGGGCTAGTATTTCCCATAATAATAGAACTGGAAGCATTAGGAGCAATACTTGATACATGACTAAATCGAAGCCCTGTATCTTTTGCATCTGGTGCTTCTCCACGAATTTCACCCAATTCTTTATTTGCATCATCTAATTTTTTTCTTATATGTTTGAATATACGAATATTAGAGGATGTTGCAAGTGCTGATTCCCATGCAATATTATTCTTTTGGAGATATGCATGAAAACCTAATGCACCAACACCAATACTTCTTTCACGTTTTGCTGAGTATTTTGCTCTTGCAATTTCTTTAGGAGCATTATCAATAAAATATTGAAGGACATTATCTAGCATTTCGGCTACATCACGTAAAAATTGTTTATTGTTTTTCCAATCATCAAAATATTCTATATTGACGGATGATAAACAACATACCGCAGTTCTATCTTTATCTGTAGGAAGTATAATTTCTGAACAAAGATTTGATTGTTTGATACTTAGACCAAGTTTCTTTTGAAACTCTGGCATTTTACGATTTGATTCATCAATAAAATGTATATATGGTTCTCCGGTATGCATACGCATTTCAAGAATACG